CGCACAGTGGATCCTAGGCCGTCGTTAAGTTTGGATGTGCTGTGGTGAAGGCGTGTAAAACGACGGCCAGTGCGCACAGTGGATCCTAGGCGACACTTGGCCATGGATGAATATGTCCAAGAGTTGAAAGGGCTTATTAGAAAGCACATTCCTGAGAGGTGCGAGTTTGGACATCAAAAGGTCACATTCCTATCTCAGGTGCATCCCAGTCCCTTGCTCACAGAAGGCTTCAAGTTGCTCTCTAGTCTTGTTGAACTTGAGTCCTGTGAAGCACACGCCTGCCAGGCAAACACTGATCAAAGATTCGTAGATGTAATACTATCTGACAATGGGATTTTATGTCCAACTTTACCAAAGGTGATCCCCGATGGGTTCAAATTAACTGGGAAAACCCTAATTCTGCTGGAGACCTTTGTAAGAGTAAACCCAGATGAGTTCGAGAAGAAATGGAAAGCTGACATGTCAAAGCTTTTAAACCTGAAGCATGACCTGCAAAAGTCGGGCGTGACTTTGGTTCCTATTGTTGATGGCAGGAGCAATTACAACAATAGATTTGTTGCTGATTGGGTGATTGAAAGAATAAGATGGTTGCTTATCGGGATTTTGAAAGCATCCAAATCCATGCTTGAGATTGATATTGAGGACCAGGAATATCAACGATTAATTCATAGTCTATCAAACGTTAAGAATCAAAGCTTGGGGTTGGAAAACCTAGAACATTTGAAAAGGAATTCTTTAGATTATGATGAGAGGTTGAATGAGTCATTGTTTATTGGTTTGAAAGGAGACATTAGAGAGTCGACAGTGAGGGAAGAACTCATCAAACTTAAATTGTGGTTCAAGGATGAGGTCTTCAGCAAAGGTCTGGGCAAATTCAAATTGACTGACAGAAGGGAATTATTAGAGTCCCTATCGAGCTTAGGTGCTCATCTAGATAGTGATGTGTCAAGCTGTCCCTTTTGTAACAATAAGTTGATGGAAATTGTTTACAATGTGACCTTTAGCTGTGTTGAAAGGACCGATGGTGTAGCCACAGTGGACCAGCAGTTTAGCACCACACACTCTAACATAGAAAAACATTACCTTAGTGTCTTATCTTTGTGCAATAAAATAAAGGGGTTGAAGGTCTTTAACACCAGAAGAAACACCCTACTATTCTTAGATCTCATAATGGTTAATTTGATGGTTGACATTAGTGACAGTTGCCAGGACGCGATTGAAAGTTTGAGAAAATCGGGATTGATAGTGGGTCAGATGGTTATGTTAGTGAATGATAGAGTGCTGGACATTTTGGAGGCTGTTAAACTCATCAGAAAAAAGATTGGGACTAATCCCAATTGGGTCAAGAATTGTTCAAAAATTCTAGAGAGATCACATCCAGAAATATGGCATCACTTAAGCACTTTGATAAAGCAACCAGACTTCAATAGCTTGATTTCAATAGCCCAACATCTTGTCTCAGATAGACCAATTATGAGGTATTCAGTGGAAAGAGGCTCTGATAAGATTTGTAGACATAAATTGTTCCAGGAGATGTCTAGCTTTGAGCAAATGAGGTTATTCAAGACTTTGTCCTCAATATCCTTGTCACTAATCAATTCTATGAAGACATCCTTTTCTTCAAGATTGCTTGTGAATGAGAGAGAATTTTCTAAGTACTTTGGTAATGTTAGACTCAGAGAGTGTTATGCCCAAAGGTTTTATTTGGCTGAGAGTTTAGTTGGCTTTCTTTTCTATCAGAAGACAGGTGAAAGGTCCAGGTGTTATTCAGTTTATTTATCTGATAACGGTGTGATGTCAGAACAGGGTTCATTTTATTGTGATCCAAAGAGATTCTTCTTGCCTGTTTTTTCTGATGAAGTTTTGGCTGGAATGTGTGAGGAAATGACAAGCTGGCTGGATTTTGACACCGGATTAATGAATGACACTGGGCCCATATTAAGGTTGTTAGTTCTGGCTATACTCTGCTCCCCATCAAAGAGGAATCAAACCTTTCTACAAGGATTAAGATACTTTTTAATGGCTTTTGCTAACCAAATTCATCATATCGACCTGACATCTAAATTGGTAGTGGAATGCAAGTCAAGTTCAGAAGTGGTGGTTCAAAGGCTTGCAGTGGGACTCTTCATTAGACTACTTAGTGGTGAGTCAGATGCAAGTTTATTTTTCTCAAGAAGATTCAAATATCTGCTAAATGTTAGTTACCTTTGCCATTTAATCACAAAAGAAACGCCTGACCGATTAACAGATCAGATGAAATGTTTTGAGAAGTTCATTGAGCCCAAAGTTAAGTTTGGATGTGCTGTGGTGAACCCATCTCTAAATGGAAAGCTGACTGTAGATCAGGAAGACATTATGATAAATGGTTTAAAGAAGTTTTTTTCAAAATCCTTAAGGGACACTGAGGATGTGCAGACACCAGGTGTGTGTAAAGAACTCTTAAATTATTGTGTGTCTTTGTTTAATAGGGGAAAGTTAAAGGTTTCTGGGGAGCTTAAAAATAATCCCTTTAGACCTAATATAACAAGTACTGCTTTGGACTTATCAAGTAACAAGAGTGTTGTTATACCAAAACTAGATGAGTTAGGCAACATCCTCTCCACCTATGACAAGGAAAAACTAGTGTCAGCATGTGTTTCCTCTATGGCAGAGAGGTTTAAAACCAAAGGAAGGTACAATCTAGATCCAGATTCAACTGACTATTTGATTCTAAAAAATCTGACAGGTTTGGTGAGTGCAGGGCCGAAAGCTAAGAGTACTCAAGAAGAATTGTCTTTAATGTACGAGGCGTTAACAGAAGAACAGGTTGAATCATTCAACGAAATTAAACATGATGTACAAGTTGCCTTAGCCAAGATGGCTGACAACAGTGTGAACACAAGAACTAAAAATCTCGGCCGAGCTGATAATTCAGTAAAAAATGGGAATAATCCTTTGGACAATTTGTGGTCACCTTTTGGGGTGATGAAAGAGATTAGAGCTGAAGTATCGTTACACGAAGTCAAGGATTTTGACCCAGATGTTCTTCCTCCTGAAGTGTACAAGGAGTTGTGTGACGCAGTTTACAAATCGTCAGAAAAATGCAACTTCTTCCTTGAGGGAGTACTTGATGTCTGTCCCTTGGGGTTGCTGCTGAAAAATCTGACCACATCAAGTTATGTGGACGAAGAGTATTTTATGTGTTTTAAATACCTCTTGATACAAGGTCACTTTGATCAAAAACTAGGAAGTTATGAGCACAAAAGCAGATCTAGACTGGGTTTCACCGATGAGACATTAAGACTCAAAGACGAGGTTAGACTTAGTATAAGAGAAAGCAACTCAGAGGCGATTGCAGACAAGTTGGATAAAAGTTACTTCACCAATGCCGCATTAAGGAATCTGTGTTTTTATTCTGAAGATTCGCCCACTGAGTTCACAAGCATTAGTTCCAACTCAGGAAACCTTAAATTTGGTCTAAGTTATAAGGAACAGGTGGGTTCAAACAGAGAGCTCTATGTAGGAGACCTCAACACAAAACTGATGACAAGATTGGTGGAGGATTTTTCTGAAGCTGTAGGGAATTCTATGAAGTACACCTGTCTGAACTCTGAAAAAGAATTTGAACGGGCCATTTGTGACATGAAGATGGCAGTGAATAATGGTGATTTGTCATGTTCTTATGATCACTCAAAATGGGGTCCAACAATGAGTCCTGCACTTTTCCTGGCATTATTACAAATGCTGGAATTGAGAACCCCTGTTGACAGGTCAAAAATTGATCTTGATTCTGTTAAAAGTATACTGAAATGGCACCTTCACAAAGTTGTAGAAGTGCCTATCAATGTGGCTGAAGCCTACTGTATTGGAAAGCTAAAAAGGTCCCTTGGATTGATGGGCTGCGGTTCCACCAGTTTGAGTGAAGAATTCTTCCATCAGACCATGCAGTTAAATGGTCAGATTCCTAGTCACATTATGTCTGTTTTGGACATGGGGCAAGGGATACTACATAACACTTCTGATTTGTATGGATTAATCACAGAGCAATTTTTGTGTTATGCACTCGATCTTTTGTATGATGTAATCCCTGTGTCATATACCTCTAGTGACGATCAGATCACTCTTATCAAGACACCTTCTCTGGATATAGAAGGGGGTTCAGATGCTGCGGAGTGGCTCGAGATGATCTGCTTCCATGAGTTTCTGTCATCTAAATTGAATAAGTTTGTCAGCCCCAAGAGTGTCATCGGGACTTTTGTCGCAGAGTTCAAATCAAGATTTTTTGTCATGGGTGAAGAAACACCATTGCTCACAAAGTTTGTTGCTGCAGCTTTACACAATGTAAAGTGTAAAACACCCACACAATTGTCAGAAACTATAGATACCATCTGTGATCAATGCATTGCAAATGGAGTCAGCACCAAAATAGTGACAAGAATATCTAAGCGAGTTAACCAATTAATTAGATACTCCGGATATGGAGAGACCCCCTTTGGGGCTATTGAAGATCAAGATGTGAAAGACTGGGTGGATGGCTCAAGGGGTTACCGTCTACAGAGAAAGATTGAAGCTATCTTTCATGATGACAAGGAAACCTCTTTTATTAGGAACTGTGCCAGAAAGGTTTTTAATGATATAAAGCGTGGCAGAATATTTGAGGAGAATCTGATCAATTTGATTGGTAGAGGTGGTGATGAGGCCTTGACTGGTTTTTTACAGTATGCAGGTTGCAGTGAACAAGAAGTTAATCGCGTGTTGAACTATAGATGGGTGAATTTATCAAGTTTTGGAGATCTTAGGTTAGTTTTGAGGACAAAGTTGATGACAAGTAGAAGAGTTCTTGAAAGGGAGGAAGTGCCAACTTTAATTAAAACCTTGCAATCCAAACTTTCCAGAAACTTCACAAAAGGAGTTAAGAAGATCCTTGCTGAGTCAATTAATAAGTCAGCTTTCCAGTCATCCGTTGCCTCAGGTTTTATTGGGTTCTGCAAAAGCATGGGTAGCAAGTGCGTTAGAGATGGGAAAGGGGGATTCTTATACATAAAAGAAGTGTATTCAGGTGTAAGTGCTTGTACATGTGAAATATGTGCGTTAAAGCCCAAGATCATATATTGCAACAACTCACTTAACAAAGTGAGTCAGTTTTCAAAACCTATTTTGTGGGATTATTTTTCATTAGTCCTAACAAATGCATGTGAACTTGGAGAGTGGGTGTTTTCCACAGTTAAAGAGCCCCAAAAGCCATTGGTGTTGAACAACCAAAACTTTTTTTGGGCTGTGAAGCCTAAAGTGGTGAGACAAATTGAAGACCAACTGGGAATGAACCATGTTCTGCAATCTATAAGGAGAAATTATCCAGTTCTTTTTGACGAACACTTGACTCCATTTATGAATGATCTTCAGGTCAGCAGAACAATGGATAGCGGGAGGCTAAAATTTCTGGATGTCTGCATTGCTTTAGACATGATGAATGAAAACCTTGGTATCATCAGTCACCTGTTGAAGACCAGAGACAACAGTGTTTACATAGTTAAACAAAGTGATTGTGCCTTAGCACACATAAGGCAGTCAAGCTACACAGATTGGGAATTAGGACTTAGTCCGCAGCAGATTTGCACAAACTTCAAGACCCAGCTGGTCCTATCTTCAATGGTAAACCCATTAGTCCTTTCAACATCTTGTCTGAAGTCATTTTTCTGGTTCAATGAAGTCCTAGAGCTAGAGGATGATAGTCAAATTGAGTTAGCAGAATTGACTGACTTTGCCTTAATGGTTAAGAATCAAAATGTTTCCAGAGCTATGTTTGTGGAGGATATCGCAATGGGGTATGTTGTCTCTAACTTCGAGGGTGTTAGAATCTCGTTAAGCAACGTGATGGTTGATGGTGTTCAATTGCCGCCTCAGGAGAAGGCTCCTGATATAGGTGAATTGTTTGGATTGAAGGCTGAGAATGTCATTGTGGGCCTAGTGGTGCAGATCGATCATGTAAGAATGTCAACGAAGTTCAAGTTGAAGAGAAAAATGGTGTATAGTTTCTCTTTGGAATGCATAATGGATGTAGGAGAGATCCAGAACAAAGAGGTTATTTTGAAGGTGGTGGCAGTCGATCAGTCTGTGTCTGGGTCAGGAGGAAACCATATGCTGCTGGATGGTGTGTCGGTTGTTGCAAGCCTCCCATTATTTACTGGGCAGGCCAGTTTTGATTTGGCTGCAATGTTAATCGAGTCAAATCTGGCTGGCTCAAATGATAATTTCTTAATGAGAAATGTTACCTTGGATTTAGGTGGATTTTCCCCAGAGTTGAGTGACAAATATTCCTACAGGCTCTCGGGACCTGAAAACCAAGAAGACCCGTTGGTCTTGAAGGATGGTGCCTTCTATGTGGGAGGTGAGAGACTGTCCACATATAAAGTAGAGTTTACAGGTGATCTTGTGGTGAAAGCATTGGGGGCCCTAGAAGATGATGAGAGTGTTGTTTCTATGCTGCACCAACTGTGGCCTTATTTGAAAGCAACATCACAGGTTATTTTGTTTCAACAGGAAGATTTCACCATTGTTCATGATTTGTACAAGAAACAGCTCACAAAATCAATTGAAAGCTTTGGCGAATGGATCGAATTTACCAACTTTAAGGTTGCCTATAGTAAATCACTCAAAGAGCTTGTGATATCAGACACCCAGGGGTCATTCAGACTGAAGGGTGTGATGTGTAGACCCCTGGCAAGCACGCCCCAAGTGGAGGACATTGAGTGACGCAGCCCAAGACCCCCGGGGATCCCCCGTGGGGGCCCCGTTGGGGCCCCCCGGGGGTCTTGTGGACCGAGTTTGGGGATGTTCATGGTGGGGGGGCACTTGGCTCCACGGGAACTGTGATGGATGTCGGTAGTGGTTTCCAGCATATGTGACAGAGTTCAGAATTCCTGAGCATTGTTTGATGACATCTCAGGCACAAGTAGTGGTCGTTACATGTAATCAAGTTTGTGTCGGCAAACCAACAGCATTTGCAGTTGTAGCGACCATAGAGACTGGGTGGGGCTGTTCTCCTGAACTCTGCTGAGGGTTGGTTGGATGATGTTTGTGTGTTGGGAGGCCTCTTGGGAGGCTTATTGCAGTTGCCCATTGTGGGGAGCTCTGCGCTGTCTTGCACGGATACTCAATGTGTTTAAAATTTTACTCAGCAAAACTTGATCTAGTTACGCCTAGGATCCACTGTGCGC